CAACACTCAATCCTACTACATTCTTACTTTGTAAAGCCTTTGGTGATTTTATACCTACGCTTCTCCTAAGTTGCCCAGGCATTATCTCATATACAATCTTACCTTCTCGGTACACCTTGAACACCTCATCAGCATCCTTGATGTTCTTCCTATAAGAGTCAACCATTGGAGGTAGAGACTTTCTGCCCACCTTCTTGATGATTCTCTTCTTGAGTCTATCATCAAGCTTCTTGAGCTTCTTCATTGTCTCCTCTACACCTTCAAGCTTTACTTTTACTTTCTCCATTACTGCGCATCAGACCACAAACATACAAGCTTCAAGAATGCCTTTCTAGCATCTGCATTTTGTATAGTTTGGATCTTGTATATGTTGCTGTTGTACGAAATACGCATTTGCTCATTAACATCCGTGCGGTACCTGATAATAAACTCCACCTTTTTAGTAGAGGCTATCATATCACCCTCTTCACCCTCACTTCCTACTTTCTCTTTTACATTAGCCCATACTGATGCAAGAGTAGAGTATGATTTCACCTCTTGCCCAAAACCATCGGTAGATTCACTAAAGCCTTGTATAATGATTCTCCGGTCTAGTTGTCCAGCTTGGTCAATCATTAGAATGTGAAGATTCGGAATGGATTGAATAGATACTCGGATGCCGTTGGCAATTGTCTCACTCGGTCATCTCTCTTATCATAGAGGTCACTAATGATAAGCAACATTCCTTGCTTTAATGGCGTAGGTATGCTGCTCACATCCGTACCAACGGTGTAACGCACTATGACTTGGTTGATGATTCCGTTAGTTGCAAACCATCCGGCTGTGCTTGCAATACGAGCTGGCTCGCTGATAAGATCAGCAACATACGCATCAGAGCTTACGGTCACTTCTGAACCTATCTCATCAACATACTTCACGCTTGCAACGCTTGACACTGGGCCACGGCTTAGATAGATGATGTCCTTTGATTCAGGATTCTTCCAATTAGGGAACCCATCAAAATACTCATCAATCGTAGTAGTCACTAGGATTCTGCGTGTGTATTGCTCACACATCTCTCTAGCAGCAGATATTAGTGAGCTGATGAGGAAATCATCATCACTACCATCAACTCTCAAAAAGTTCTTTGCCTCATTCAAAGTGATTGGTTCACTAGATGCTGCTGTAACTACTGAATATGCCATTACCTAGATTCTTTGGATTTTGGTTTTGCAACGCTCTTTTTTGCACGCTTCTTTGGTGGCTCTGCAACTGCATCACAATAGCCAGCGTTCAAAAACTCCTTTGCTCTATCGTTGGGAAGTTCCACCTCCGCACCTTTGCGGAAGCGGAACCCTGAACCAACAATAGTCTTATTAAAGACTACCTTAATCATATTAAGCTTGTAACAAGTGCTTAACTGCTGCGCTGTTCAATACAGCACCATCAGCTCTCTTGTAAGCGATGAAGCCTACCTCAAGCTCGTTCATGAAACGCTCATTTAAGCGTAAGAACTGAACACCACCAGCGTTACGAACAACGTACTTGCTGAAGTCAGCAGCAATCATTGTTTTTGTAGCTGTAGCAATAGAGCTCTGCATATCGTTGTTCACATATACTGGAACACCGAAGATGCGGTCAGGCTGACCTACTGCCATTCCTGGCTGCCATATTGGGTAGTCATTGCTTGATCCAACACCTAGAGCACGGATTGCAGAGATGATGTTGTCATGCGCCATCAAACCAAAGCTTGGCTTGTTGCGGTAAGAAGCATCTACTGAGTAGATAAGATCTAGGATGTCATCAGCAGCGATTGCAGTTGCAGAAGCAGCAGTATTACCCAAGCTAGAGCCAGTCACAATACCAGTCGGTTGTGGTACAACTGGTGAACCTGGATCTCCAGTAGTGAATGCAGCGTTAGTAGCACGAGCAATACGCTCACCCATAGCCTCTACTAAGAAGCTGTTTAGGTCAAACGCTGAATCTTGCAACAATTGCTGAGATACTTTAACCAAAGAGCTGTAGTTGTAAGCAGATAACTGAGCGTTAGCAAAAGTCATATCTTGTACAGTTACAGCAGAACCTTCTCCGATAAGGTTTGCATCAGTAGCAGTGTCATCAACAGTTGGGTAGTCCAACAAACCGCCTGAAGCAGTGTTCAACTTCTTAGCCAAACGCTCAACCTCACCAGTGAACAAAGTAGCTACATCAAGCTCATTGCTGAACTCTTGAGGTACTAAGAAACCACCTAATGAATCAGTACCTACAATCTGCGTTGAAGTCCCTCTTTTTTCCATCAAAGAACGCTCTTGAGCATTCAATGAACCCATACCATGACGTAAGTACTTGCTAAATGCAGAAGAAGCAGTTGCTTTAGGAGCAGCAGAACGTGCCTCACCTTCATTAGCAGCTAATTCTTTCTTCATCTCAGCGTTACGCTCAATGATGTCAATCTCTTGCTTCAAGCCACGAGCATCTGCTTCAATAGCTTCAAACTTTGTTTTTTCTTCAGAGGTCATAGAACGACCTTCAGCTTGTGCAGCAGCTACAATGGCATCAGCATCTTTGATGAGCTGCGCACGCTTTCCTCTAAGTTCAATGTTTTTCATCTTAACTTAATTTTAGGATTTTTAATTTATATTCAAAGATTTCATTATCAGCAACTTCTTCCACTTCAGCCTTGGCCTCAGTTTCAGCACCTTCTGATTCAGGTGTATCTTTTCTCATCATTAGCTCACTCGTTGCATCAGGATAAGCCGGTTGGCTTACCGGAGATACATCAAGAAGCCTTGATACTTTCTCTATGATTCTATAAGTTTTACCATCACGCTCCTCCCATCTATCTTGCTCAATCAAGAAGGCAAAAGAAGATTGGTTCACATCGCCTCTCTTCATCAACTCTATCAAGTCATTAGCATAGGAAGTGTTTGGCATATCCACCTCATAGTACAATCCTCTTGCATCGGTAGATATTCTCAAGGTTCCACTTGACACTCTACCCAAGAGCAGTGATTCATCGTGGTTGAAGTAGGCACGCACATCATTGTCCATGACACCATCAAAGGCACCAGGAGCAATCTGCTCGTAAAAGCCTCCCATCCACTCACTATCACTATTGTACACAGCGGCATAGCCTCTTATGGTTTGGCCCTCGTATTGAGCCTCTTCCATTCTAAACTCACGCTTCTCAATGATGGCCTTGTGGCTTCTAACCTCGGCATCAAACTTCTCAAGCGTTGAGAACAAATGAACCACGTTGAGTGCTGGCTTGCGCTCAACATACGCTTCCTCTTCAGAAGAGTAGCGGTATATTCTGATGAGAGCACCTGGATTGTCAGGTGTGCCAGTGATTGTGAAACCACTATCCGCTTCAAGCTCTCCATCTCTTTCTATTTGAATGATCACACCGTAAGCATTACCGCCCGATGTATTCCAGCGTACAAAGTCTCCAACAACTAACTCATCAGGCTCCGCACGATCTTCCTCTTTGTAGCCACCCTCATCAATCATCTCACCCTTTCCAAAGGTGATGACAATCTCCTCATCAGTCTCAACAACTGACTTGATATGGCGTTCTTTTTTATCTTCTCCCATTTGTTCAATAGTTCTTTTTGCCCAACTGAGCATCTCATCACCTCCCCATGCAGCATACATGATGGAGCCACAAATCTCTTTGTCATCCTCATCAGTGAAGTCCCCTTGATCATAGACCTTGGCTCTGCTCAAAAATGAGTAGGTTCTCACTACAGTCTCATCACTGATAGACTCACGCCCAGCCAATTGGTTGGCTCTCGCCCAGCCTACCGGAGTGCCGCAGTCCGTACCATTCTCCTCACGGAAGTCCAAAGCACGTTGTGCGTTGTCGCTTGCTGCTTGTGGGTAGTCAGTGTACGGCATTAGTCATCATCAGTGTTATCCGTTGCAACATCTACCATGTTCAGCGGCTGGAGGTATGTATCTCCGTTATCAATGTTATCCAAGCCTTCAAACTTGCGTATGTCGTTAACGCTCAACCATCCCCACTGGCGTGCAGTGGCATACGAGGAATATCTACTAGATATATCACCTCTAAGAAGCCCATCCATGTTAAAGCGGATGTAGTATTCATTCCCATTAGGGAACAGCTTGCGGTTGAACTCTGCCTCCCAACGCTTCACCCATGGCAAGATGGTATTGCGCTGAAATTGTATTCCTTGCTCCTCTATGTTTGCTCGTGTTGAGCTGTTCTCCAAGGATCCTAAGTAAGCCAAAGGTATCCGGAAGAACCGTGCAATATCTACCACACCAAATTGGCGTGTTTCTAAGAATTGGCTCTCACTAGGTGATATGCTCACCTTGGTAAGATTCATGCCTTCTTCTAAAATTGCAGTTTTGTGTGCGTTGTCTAAACCAGCGTATCTACGCTGCCATGAAGCCATCAATCTCTTGTACGCCTCATCTGATAATCTACCTGGGTGGGTGAGCACAGTGTTTACATTTGCACCATTCCCAAAGAAGGCACCACCAAACTGATCGGCTGCCAATCCCAAGCCTATACTTTCTCTTGCTGCTTCAATCACGCTCTTGCCAACAATACCATCAAAAGAGAGTCCTACTATGTGGATCATCTCGGTATCATCAAAAGTTTCCTTGCCATCATCAATGGTGTAGAACTTCTCATCCTTGTAGACCTTCACCTTCACTCTATCAGGGTGTACTGGTATCAAGCTTACTGGCTGCCCAGCCTCATTGCGCTTGATAGCTATGTAAGCATTGCCGTGCAAACAAAGGTGTGCTTGGCAGCTCTCACGGAAGTTGAAGTCGGTCATCATTCCATTTGGGGAATGGATGAGCTGGTTGATTGGGTGCGCTGAAGCATTGCGTGTGCTACCTTCAAAGTCTTGCTTCACCATCCAAGGGAGAGAGGCAATGGTCTCAGAGATAACACGAACTGCACCAAATACAGCAGATAAGCGCATAGCACTATCTTCAGTAATGGCAATGCCAGTTTTTGATGCGGAACCATCAAACATCCAAGAGGCTGGATTCGCCAAGGAGGTGGATGGATTGTTAGGAGATGAACGGAATGCGCCCAATATACGCCCGAACA